TATCACTGCAAAACCCATACAACCCTTGTCGCATCTAAGGTTACATGGCATCACAGCGCAACCTCGTAACGGCTACCAGTGGGTGAGAGAATGACAAGCGCACTAGGCCGCAGCATGACTGTGTGGGAGTCCAACACGAAAACGTTCGTGGAGAGTTGACGGTCCCATGCGTGCGCGCCGGCAAGGGCGGCAAGGGAAAGAACGACGATGCGGGAAGTGGTGCGAGCCATGCTGAACTCCTGTCGCGGTAGCAACGATTTGCTACACCACTATTACGCCATGGTTCGACTATAGTTGTCTACGCTTTCTCTAAAAATAGTTGCGATTGGTAGGCGGATGTAGGTCAAGGCACGTAGTCGCGCTCGCCTGGATTGAGGATTGCCGCCCATAAGGCGTCGTCTTTGCCTCCGATCATGAGCGAGTACGGGTTTACGATGCCTGTCGAGTGATGTGCTTCTGTAAAGATCTCAGGCCATGGGCGGCCTTCTAAGACTGCACATAGCCGGCATGCGACGCGTATCGGCACTTTGTTCTTTGGTGAATGTGCCCACATTAGTAAGTATGCTAGCCAGCGATCGATTGTGTCGTTTGTCCAGCGATGGATTGCCCACTCGAGTGGGACTCGCATCGTTGCCGGCAATGATGTTGCTAGGGTTACCATGGGCCGATCGATCGGAGTGTGAAGTACCCTCTTAGGGCGTGGCAACCGTAGCAGTGATTCAGGTAACGCTGCCCTCAATGGGATAGGTCGACCTGGTAGCATCTTGCGGTGGGCGCGCACGAATTGCAGTGCTTCTTTTGTGTCGAGCTTATTGTCACGTAGTGTTCGACGTAGGTAGCCGTTGCGTGCTCCGATCGTGCGTTCGAAATGATAACGAGCGCACGCAGTGGGAGCCACATAGTTACCTGCGTGTTGCGCGACTGATAGCATCGTTGCTGCGTCGTATGTGACGGGAATATCGCGCAAGCGTATGTCTTCGGAGAATGCCCGTAAGAGGTACTTGAGCCAGGCTTGGGGTGTTCCTTGGCTTGCGTATATCCACGTGGCTATGTCTTGGGGACACCGTACACGAATGCGATACGCTTCCTTGCGACGCTTAGGATAGTGAACCGTTGCTGGCTTATCATCCGTTAGGAATCGGATCCGGGCGCCGGTTTCGAACCGGAATCTGCACGTATGGGTTGCGGTTCGGTGCGCGTAGGCGCAGTGAGACGTCTTGCGTAACGCGTATGGGGGCTCGCGAGAGAATATCGCGATCTCGTGACCAGATCGGCTGCGCTCCGAATGCAAGTAGTAGCCAGCAATCGGCGGATACGTGCGTTCCAGATGCGCCATGACGTAAAGGTATCCGGTATCCGGATCATAAAAGTGGGTTGGCACCCGCCATAACCGTGTAGGGAAATGTGGTTTACGTGCCATGTAGATCCTCTCTTCTCTTAATTTCTGTGGAGTGTTCAATTTGGACCCATCCCGGACCAGGAATTTGTACGTCAAATTGCAGCGGTGACCATATGCCTGCAATTTGGCATGCAAATTCCTGGTCCGGGATGGGTCCAATTGTGATGCTCTAAAATAACGCGCGCGGAGGAACACGATTGGGGGGTGCGTGGACTCTTTACGGTTATAAATTTTAGCCGGTTATAAGTTAGCGGGCGTTTATAAGTTAGCGGGCGTTTATAAGTTAGCGGGCGTTTATAAGTTAGCGGGCGTTTATAAGTTAGCCGTCCACGCGGACCGTCCACGCGGCTAAGCTCGACGAGCAGCTCGACGACATCCACGCGGCTAAGCTCGACGACCAGACTCGATTGGGGTCTACAGCCCCCAATTGCGCAACGGACCAGTTCGCCCGTCCCAGTTCCGGTTCCTGTTCTGATACTCCACTGGCACCCGTGCATGCGCATGCGCCATAGCGGTAGCAGTAGGGGCGTGTACACGTACGTGGTGCGCACATGCGTATGCGCGCACGTGCACTATAGGGGCCTCGGGCATCTATAGATGCGGTACGCTGTGCACGTGCACTCGAGTGTCCACGCACAGCTACAAGCGCATGAAGCGCGTTTGCCGTTACCACCGCGCATACCATCGGGTATTCCAAGCGACGCGCGCATGCGGCGGCTCGTGCGCAAGTGGGAAGCGCTCGACAAGCTACGGCTCGCGCGCGTGCGCTCGCACGAGTGCGCGCTAACCCGTACTGACGTCGAGAATCAAGTACGGGACCGTATCAGACTAGCTCTTGTAGCTACACATGTGCGCGCACAAGCGACTGTAGTTGCGCGTAAGACCCCCATGCACTTGTAGTTGAAGCTGCGCGCTTCCCCCCGGCCTGGGCGGGTGTGGGGACATGTACGTGCAGGTGGGTCAAGCCCCTAAGCAGAATTTTTATAATTTTAGCCCTCGAACGCGTCCCCGCGCCTGTTCCGGCCCTTGTGCACTACAATGTCCGCATGCGCGGCGAGGACTACGGGTACGCCTGCACGTTCGAGCGCCACCCCGACGACTGGGACGAGTGCGTGTTTCCCTGTCAACCACGGAAACGCGTACGCTACTATCGCCCCCATGGACGAGTTCGAACTCCAGTCCGCTAAAAAGATGCGCATGAACGTGGGCCGGCTCCGCCAAGCCGCGCAGGAACTATGGGGCCGGTCGCTAACCGAGGAACGCGACCGACGTGCGCAGGAACGTGCGCCGGCTAACGTTTCACCACGGAGCCTCCAGGCATTCAAGGCGGGCGTGACGCGTAAAGTCCTCGCGGAGCTTCGCGCCTGGCTCGCGTCGCGGTAATATCCCGCCCCCATGAGCGTCTATTTCGACAAAAACGGCCTCCCGATCCCGATGGAGCACTTTGCAAAGCTATTCGACGACATGGAATACCGACGCATCGCACAGACAATCGTCGGCCAGTACACCGTCAGCACCGTCTGGCTGGGCGTAAACCACAACTTCTCAGCGTCCGGCATGCCGCCCCTGATCTTCGAAACGATGGTATTTGAGACCGCCACCGACACAGCCGCGCTCGACATTCAGGAGCGCTACGCGACCGAGTCCGAGGCGCGTGAGGGGCACCGGGCCGTCGTAAGCGAACTGAAAGCCAGGGGCGTGCAATGACACCCGCCCAAATCCGCGCCGCCCTCGGCACCATGGACATGTCAGACACTCTCCTGCCCATGCTCGTCATCTACGCCTGGCCCGAACACGTCGTTATCCGCCGAACCGACCTGATCCGGGACGAGTACGGGCACCGCGAAGCGCGTCCCTGGCCTTCGTGCGTACTCTGCACGTCGCTTGAACAGGCGCGCGAGGGGATTCGCGCAACCTTTCCTCACCTGAACGTGATCTCGAGACGCCCCGAAGACGCGCCCCAGATCGTCGAGACGTGGCTATGAAACAGCGCGAATACGTCGTGTTTCTCGCGATGCTGGCCCTCGCTTTTGCGACTGGGTACTTCATGCACGCGTGGCTTCACGGGCTCTAGCCCCACCCCTTGCAACTCTAATTGCAATCGGGCACTATAGCGACCATGAGAGTCGCCTCCGCCTTCGTTCTCGCCCTGCTCCTCGCCGCCTGCGCCCATTCGCCATCTCAAGCACCTCCACGACACACGACCCCCCGCCCCTCCCCCCACTCGGGCATCGTCTGGCAAGACGACATCCAAAACGCGTGCGGAGAGGCGCCGTACGGCTTCAGCCAAATACAGCTGGAGCGTCCCATAGGCCAGGCCACCGGAGGCAATTCAGAAGTCGACCTCTATCGCGTCAACGACCCCCTGGGCGGTCCCGGCTTCGCGCTCAAACACGTCGCCACCTTCGACAACAACGGCGGCTCCCGCAGCCAAGCGGGCATCTACTCATTCGCGAACGCGACCTTTGACGACCTCGTCCGCTCCCCCACGGGCGTGTACATAGCCGTGGAATGGCTGTTTCCGGAACGAATTACCGCTAACGAAAGCACCGACAGCAACCCCTGGGTCAATTTATGGGATTTTCACTCAGTTTCCGATAGCGAACGCTGGCACACGCAACCGGGCCTAATGTTGGCAGAAGACGGCTCCATGCGCGTCAAATGGAGCTGGACGGCCGTAAATCCGGAGACGGACTGGTCAGAAATCGCCCTCCCGGTAGGCGAATGGTTCGATATCGAGATGCATTACGTGTGGGGATCCGAAAGCACCGGATGCGCGGGCGGGACCACCGTCACCTTGTGGATAAACGGCCAGAAAACACTAGAGCAGCGAGGCGTCACGACCCGCGGTAACGGGCACAATTCAGTAGAAACGTACCAAAAGTTCTACGGATCGGCGAACAACGGCAACACGTGGGAGCCAACCCCGTCCGTAAAGTACATGCGTAACATGCGCATGTCTGCATCAAGAATCTGGCGCTAGCCCAATGTACCTCCCCGACGACCCTACGGCAGCCGCAGGCCAGTACACCGAAGGCACTCCAGGCGTCACGCTGCCCACGCGCGTCCGCGCAGACCACCTGAACGCGATCACGAACGAGTTAGCCAACGCGATCACTGCGGCCGGGCTCACGCTCACGAAGTCAGACAGCACGCAGCTCGCCGACGCCATCGCAGCCGCCGCCACCGCTATCGCAAGTATCGTCGCGAACCGTCTCGTGTTCACCAAAGGCGGAGACTTTGTCGCCAAAGACACCGGCGGCAAAGGCGTCACCGCGCTCGGCTTGACCACAGGATCGGGCGTCAAAGGCACAGGCGGAGCCACGAACGCGATCGGCGTCGAAGGTGTAGGAGGCGGCAGTACAGGCATCGGCGTAGACGGTACCGGAGGCGGTACAGGAGGCATCGGCGTTCACGGAAAAGGCGGAACCGGAGGGGGCTACGGCGGTTCGTTTGAAGGGATAAGTAACGCCAGCGGCGTCTTAGCGAAGGGTGTCGGTTCAGGTGCAGGTATTCGCGCCGAAGGCGGCGCTACTGACGCATCTGCTGGGCTATTTATCGCCAACGCCGCCGGAGATGGCGTCGGCGTAGAGGCGAGCTGTTCTGGAACGGGTGCCGCTGTCAAAGGCCGCTGCGTAGGCGCGGGGCCGGGCGGCGATTTTGGCAGCGGTTCGGGGCCTGGCTTGGTCGCTGCGGCCGGCGGCAACGCGATCGGTGTGCAAGGTACGGGCGCCGGCAACGGACGCGGCGTGCTGGGGATAGCCACCGGTACAGGTGCGGGTGTCTACGGCCAAGGCGGTACGGGGCCAGGCGTTGCCGGGCTGGGTGGTACCAATGCCGCAGGCGGCGACTTTTTAGGTAACGGCAGCGGCGCGGGCGTCAGGGCCGTTGGCGGAGCTGCTGCAAGTACGCCAGGCGGCGAATTTGTCGGTAACGGCGGCACGCCTCCAGTCGGAGGCGGAGTTGGGATCGGTTTGCGAGCTACCGGCGGATCTTCTAGCGGCACAGCCGTGGTCGCGACCGGGGGAGGCCCTAACGGCGCCGGAGTCATTGCTACAGGTGTCGGCACCGGACCCGGTATATCGGTACAGAACACGGGAACGGGACCAGCGATGCGCTTCTTCGCACAGGCAGCACCCGCATCACCGCAGGTCGGCGACTTTTGGTTTCAAGGGGGCCTGTTCAAGTACCACGACGGGTCAGCCGTCAAGACGATCACCGTCACGTAACCACCTCAATCGTCCCGTCCTCCAACAACCGGCACCGGATCCGAACCTTCTGCCCCTGAAGGGCCTTGTTCCGCGCCTCGCTACTGCCCAGCAACGCGAGCAGTTGCCGAGCACCCGCAACGTCGTCGTGAGAGATCAGAACCTGGACGTCGCAATAGAATTCGTTTTCGTTCATCCCCTTAGCCTCCGCTGCATCTCTTCCCACCGCAGGATCATGCACTGGGCAAGACGCGGGTCCAGAATAAGGCCGTCGTCGGTGTGGATGATCACGCGTCGCATGTCGGCCGCGTAGATCCCCGGTTCGATAGCGATCGCTGCCGCAGCCCGCGCCCGCATCTCGTCGTCGTTCACGATCCCGTACTCGATCAAGCCTTGCGTCACGAGCTTATGCCGCCCCCCGATCCGCCACCAGGGACGGTGCGCGACGGTGAAGCGCGACGAGTTCAGCCGCGCGACCCAACCAAAGCGCCACTCACCGACGTTATGCCATTCGACGACCATGCCCATGTCCACGCCCGTACATAGCGCTCTCTCGAAAGCGCGCGCAATCGGCCGGCTCTAGTCATCCTACCTGGTCCCCTTTAGCCGATCTGGCCGCTTGCGCCTACAAACGACGGCCGTGTTACTTTCTACCCATGAAAGGCCCCGAGGAATTATTCGACATCACGAAGTTCCTAATCCAAACCACCGGCGCGGATGGCGTGATCGTGCTCGTGTTAGCCGGTCCCGAAGGCCCGTACTACTCTGCCCAGGTGTCGACCAGCACGAGCACGCTAGCGCTCCAACGCTCGGTCGACTGTCTGCGCGAGATCGCCAACGAGATCAGCAAGGGGATCGAGGGAAGGCAGGCGAGCTGAACCATGGCCATGGCCATGGACAGAGACAAGGCCGCTGTCATAGACATGGTCGCGAAACTGCTCGTGGACGCGTTCGATCTCCAAGGCATCACGCTCGTCGTGCTCGACGCAGACGGCGGGCATAGCATCGGCGCGTACAAGTCCACGCATAGCGGCGCCCGCGCTCTCGCAAGGCACTTGCGCGCGTGCGCGGATCGGATCGATCCGGATCCGGACCCCTGGCAAACGGACGTCGAACAGTGACCGACGCCGAGCGCATCCGCCAGGTCATGCTCCAGCTCGCGATCGAGCTAGGACTTGACGCGATCGCAGTCGTGAGCGTGAGCCGCGAAGGGGAGGAATCGATCGTCATTCTATCGGACGAAAACTCTCCCCTGCGCCTCGCGGCGCTGAAAGCGCTAGCGGAACGGCTACACGAGTGCTCGCTGCAAACGCTGACTTTCGCCGAGATAATGCGCCGGGAAATGATCGACGAGCCGGAACCCGACAGTTCCTCGAACTAATCGCGTTTCTGAGCGCGTAGACGAAACTCAGGCCCGAGTAGCGCTAACTACTCGGGTTTCTGAGCGCGAAACCATCATCAAGCCGCCCAGCGTACCCCGGTTCGACGGGCGCGACGAACGCGTTTCGCGTAGTACTCGGCACATTTCGCCGTGTGCTTGGCGCAATACCACCCTTCCGCCGTCTCGGAACAACGCCCCCAAGTGCAGAGTCCCTTCTCGCGTTGCTCGTCGCGGACCTTCTGCGCGTGCGCGTTTACGTACTCTCTATGGGTTTCGCAACGTTTCGTGACGCGACCCTTCTTCTGCACGCACTCGGGACACAGCTTTCGCGCGATGTGGTCGTGTCGATATGCCTTGTGGTAGGCGGCGGTGAGATCGCGACAGACCGAGCACATTTTATAGACCGTGTCGCGATGTCGACCACCGCAACGCGAGCACTCGCGCCCGCGCGTGCGCGTGAGCATCTCGAAGCCGGAGTTTTCCGTTCGCATGTTCTTTAGCCTTTCTTGTTCTTGAGCGCGTCGAAGTACTGCACGCGGAACGAAGCGAGCAGCGATGCGGCTCGATTGTACCCAATGCCGAGTACCAGCCCCATGAAATCACTCTCGTCGGCAGAGAGTGGGGTCACTGTCACGCCCACATTTTTAGCCGGTTCGGCTACGTGTACTGGTGCTGGTGCTGGTGAGTCCCACCGGGCCTTGTGCTTCTGCCGAATACTGTTCAACAAGCCCCGACTGATCGTCAGCCCCGCCTTTGCTGCACGTTCGATCACTTCGTCGCGAGGCATGTCGCGCGGCAGACCAAGCACGAACTTCGTGCGCGCCGACAGGGGCCGGCCGTTGTAATGAGCAGCCTTCTTTTTCTTTTTCTTCGTCGCCATCGCGGCAGATTATGGCGAAACAAAAAGCTTGTCGACTTCCCGCGCGCGGGCGTACGCTGATCAAGTCGTATGCGTACCCGAACGCCGCACGGGGTCCTCACTACCCGTGCGGCGTTTGGCTGAGGCGCTTGTCACTATAGCGGCGTCTCGATATTCTAGTTGCATGGACAGCTTCAAAGCAGGTGACCGCGTGATCTGCATGAACGCCGAATGGGCAGAGGCAACCGCCGCGATGCCTCCACGGCTCGTCAAGGGGCAGACTTACGAAATCAAAAGCGTGGACGAATCCGGGCGCAATGTCGGACTCGTCGGCGACCCCGATCCTCGTGCGCCCTTCTGGTGTGCCGACCGCTTCGCGTTAGCCGAACCGGCCCCCGCACTTCGCTTCAACGGCCACAAGCCCGAGTCCGACTACATCCTAACCTACGAGGGCGGGATCAGGGCCGCCTTCAAACTCGATTTCGCGTACCTGGACACCCTCCAAGCGCTCTCACGTCTGTATCGCGGAACGGCGGACCCTGACTATGTCTTAGATGCCTTACGACGAGAGACCCATGTACGCGACGAGTCGATCGTCTTGCTCTTAGCTGACACCGGGGCGCGTGGGAGTAAGAAGTATGCGCAAGGCAACTACTTGAAAGGCAGTAACTGGCGCCAGTACTTCCAAGCGGCTGTGCGTCACGCGGAGAAGATCCAGCGCGGTCGCGAGCACGACGCCGAAGGGTTTTCGCACCGAGGAAATTTTATCTGGAACGTGCTCATGGCGTGTCATTGCATCTCGACCGGCCTCGGGACCGACGATAGGATTCGGGCATGCGAACCGAAATCTACACCGACGAAGACCTCAGACAGGCCGACCAGTTGATCCAAGCGTGGCACTTGCGCGGCGACGTCGTACTACTCGGACCCGACGTATGTCTCGCGCAAGCAATCGCGCAAGTGCGCGCTGAAGAAAGACGCGCGTTTATCACCCGCCTGTTCGCAATCCGCGAGGAAGTCGCATGCGGCGACAGCAACGGCCGGTTGGCGGACTTGATCGAAGAACTAGGAAACCAGCTATGAACGACACCAGCAAAGAAGCTGACGACCTGGCCCTTGTCCTCTACAACGTGGCGTGGAGGCGAGAGCACCGAGGTGAAAATAATCCCACCCACGTGATCGCGGTCGCGTTGCAGAAGCTCATGGACGAGCGCGACTTGTACAAAGGCCAGATCGCAGTGACCGAGGACGATCATGAGCCACGCTGACGATGACCTGAAGCGCGCCACCGCGCTAATCATGAGCGGGGGTCCTGCATTGGCGGGCTTCGACGTCTCGCGTCTGTGCCGCGCGATCTGTCTCGCGTTCCAAGACGTTCGCAAAGACGCGTTCGAACGCGCGGCGCTGGTTGTCGAGTCGTGCCCGGTACCCGCGGACGATGTCGCATACACGCACCTTTTCGTGACTCGGGATGCCGTGATCGCGCAGCGCATTCGGGGTTTGAAATGACCCTGGATGACTACTTGCACCTCGTGATCGCGCAGGAGGCCCAAGACACGCTCCAGAAAGAGCGTGGCGAGCCTTCACAGGCATTCGATCGGCGCGTGGACCGCTACATTCACCGCCGGTTCAAAGAGCTGGGCGAGACCCTGATCGCGCTCGACCGCGAGCGCCGCGGGGGTGCTACGTGAGTTACGATCCGCCCCCATCCGCGCCGCACTTCGTCAACGATCAATTAGAAAGGCTTCTCGGGCCGCATACCCAGAACAACCGGACGTCCCGGCGCAGGTTCAAGCGTATCATGGCCAAACACTGGCCCCTGACACCCGAACCCGACCCCGCCCGGCACCCGCGCCTCTGCGTGTTCGTCCAGGAGTACGAGGCACGGGTGAAATCGCCCTAACCCGTGCTACTGTAGCGACGTGACGCCGCTAGAGGGACAATCGGACGCGATTGCGCTGATTTCGAAGCAACTTGAGCCGGCGGAGAAGGCGTTTGTCGATATCCTCGTCCAGGACGAGCAATTCAACATCGCGCGTGCGGCCAAAGAGGCCGGTTTTGAGGGCGCAAGCGCCGGTGATCGGCTCCTGAAAAAGCAGGCCGTTCAGCGCTATCTCGTGGCCATTCAGGCCGACCGGCGCGAGCGGCACCGCGACATCCGCGATCAGGTTATCCAGGCCCTATGGCAGCTCGCCAGCGGATGGGACGTGGGTGCCGTGGTCGACGAGAAGGGGGAGCCGTTGCCGCCTGACAAGCTGCCGCCGGCGCTCCGTGCGGCGGTGAAGGGGGCCAAAATGGGCCGTAACGGCTGGGAGTACATCTTCGTGGACCGAGCGACGATCCTTGCATTGCTGCTGCGGCACTTCGGGGAGACTGACGGCAGCCAGCTCGGCTACAGCGACGCCCCCGCGCCTCGCCCGCGACGAGTGGTCTACGATGAGTAGCGACGACGGCGACATCCGCCCGCAGGCGGGGCCGCAGTCGATGGCGGCTAAGAGCAAGGCCCGCATTCTCGTGTACGGGGGCGGCGCAGGCGGCGGCAAGTCGTGGTTTGGCGCCTGGCGCGCAGCCAAGTACGTCAACGTCAAAGGTTACAACGCAGCGATCTTCCGCCGAACCTTCACCATGTTGGAAGGCTCGGGCTCGATCATCGACGAGACCCAGGACATGTACCCGCTGCTCGGCGGGAAAATGACCCAGCGCCCTCTAGAGTGGCGCTTTCCGCCTTACCAAACGCGCGTCGAGTTCCGCCACCTCCAGCACGAGGACTCCGCGAAAGAGCACAAGTCCAAGCAGTACGCGTTCATCAATTTTGACGAAGCGAGCGACTTTGTCGGCGGGCAGTTCTTTTTCATGAACTCCCGCCTGCGCACCATGTCCGGCGTTCCAAAGCAGTTCCTCCTGTCGACGAACCCTGACCCGGACTGCTACTTGCGGAGCCTGCTGGACTGGTGGATTGGCGAAGACGGGTTCCCGAGGCGCGAGCGCTGCGGCAAGGTTCGCTTTTGGGTTCGCATGAAGGATGAGATCGTCTGGGCGGACTCGCCCGATGATCTCGTGAAGTACGTGGACGGCGATCCGGACAGCGTGATGTCGATGACATTCATTCCGGCGCTCGTCCACGATAACCGAAAGCTACTGGACGCCGATCCGAGCTACCTCGCCAACCTGAAATCGCTTCCCGCGATCGAGCAAGCACGCTACCTCGGCGGTAACTGGAACGCGAAAGAGTCCGCGGGCGACTACTTTCAAAAATCGGTTTTTCGGATTTGGGGCGCGACCGAGCTGCAACGCGCCCTGAACCAGCAGGATGGCAAGGCCGCCGAAATCGTTCAAAAATGCCGCATTTGGGACTTCGCCGCGACGCCTGTTACCGGCAATTTGGTTCCTGGCATCCAGCGCTCGGGCGAGTTCAAGGCGCGCGATCCTCGGCTCGACGATCCCGACTGGACCGTGTCGGTGCTGCTCGGGCGCACCCGCAACGGTCGGATCATAATCCTCGATACGACGTTCCACCGCGACACCCCCGGAGCGGTCCAGGCGCTCGTCGAGCGCATGGCGATCCAGGACGGCCCCACGACCACGGTGGGGATCTTCAGTGAACCGGCGCAGGCCGGCGTAGACCAGTCTGAACGCGTCCGCGCCCGCGTGAAGGCGCATGCTCCGTGCGACATTATCGCGACCGCGAACAAAGAGTACGTCGCGCGTGAAGCGGCGCGGGCGGTATGGCGAGGCGAAATCTTCTACCTGGAAAGCGCCGTCAACGATCGTTTTTGGAACCAGTTGCACGACTTCCCGACGCCGAAAAAGAAGGATGACGCGGTCGTCGCGTTCGCGTTCGCCTACCAGTGGATGCAGCAGCACCCTGCCCCGTTCTATCTCGCGCCCAAGGTCGAGGAGTTGTGGGTACCGCCGAATGTCGATAAATTGGCGATGTACCCACCGCGCGAGCGCGCTCGGCGGGGAGCTGTTATAGTGCCGATCGGCGGTACAAGGGGCTTTGCGCGGCGAAACTGGTGAAACCATGGGCGTCATTCTCGATCAACACGGTAAGCCACTTACCCCGAACCGCATTCACCGCGTCGGAGCGCCGGCCGAGATCTTCGACCGCACGAAGAAGCGTTATAAGGATTCTGTCGCGCCTGGCCTCACGCCGGCAACGTTGGGGCACATTCTCCGCCAGAACGACGCGGGCGATAACCAGGACTTGCTGACGCTCGGGATCGAGGCGCCCGAGCGCGATCTCGATCTGTTTTCTGACCTTCAGACGCGCGGACTTTCGATCTGGGGCGCACCGCTCCGCGTCAAGCCCGTCGTCGATAGCGAGCGCGGTCGAGAGCTGGCGGAGCTGTGCCAGAAGACGGTCGTCGATCAACCGATCTGGCGCTGGCTGCTACGCGACCTCATGGACGCCGTGCTCATGGGGTACGTGGTGATCTATCCAATCTGGGATACGACCACCACGCCGTGGAGCTTCAAAGAGTTCCAGTTCTGCGACCAGCGCGCGTTCCAGTACGACCGCGAAACGCTCCGCGAGCTGCGCATGAGAAAAGATGGCGTGATCGATGGCGTGTCGCTTCCGCCGGGGTTTGTCGTGCACTACCCGCAGATTCGCGCGGGCCTCAAGCTCCGGGCCGGACTGATCCGCCTGGTGGCCGTCAACCACCTATTCAAAACCAGCGACATCAATGACTTTATGGCGTTTGCAGAGACGTTCGGGATGCCGTTGCGCATCGGCAAATTCAACCCCGCGACGGTTACCGACGACGAGCAGCAGACACTCCGCGAAGCGCTCGTCAATCTCGGCCACGACGCCGCCTGCATGCTTCCCGATACGATGCAGATCGAGATCCTTGATGCTCGCCGACCCCCGAGCGGGGATAACGTCTTTCTCGGTTTGGCGAAGTACTTTGATGCCCAACGTACGAAGGCAATTCTCGGCACCGCGCCTAGCACCGAGGGATCGAGTGCCGGACAAGGTGCTTCGATTGCGCAAGCTCGTCGCGAAGTCCGGCAAGATCTCCGCGAAGCTGACGCGTTGGCGGTGTCGGCGACGTGCGATCTGCTGATCAACCAGTGGCGAGAGCTGAATTTCGGGCTCAACACCCCCGAGCTGCATCTCGAGATCGACATCACGCCTCCTGCTGACATTGAAGCCTTTACCTCGGCGATCCTGCCGTGGGTCCGTGAAGCCGGGATGGAAGTGCCCGAGCAGTGGCTTCGCGACCGGCTTCAGATCCCTGCCGCGCGGGCGGGGGAGAAAATGCTCAAGGCGCCGCTACTGCCGGGCGCCCAGCCAGGCGGAGACCACGCGGGGGCAAAGCTTGACGGGGGCAAGCGCGGTAAGCCGATGCCCGGATAAGGCCGTCACTATAGTTGCTTCTGGTGCCTGTAGTGTTATCGTACCCGCATGAAGTTCGAAGCGCTGGCCAAGGGCGAAACTCTCGAACTCAGCTTCGTCGGGCACATCGGAGATGAGTGGGCGCCCGATGGCATCTCCTACAAACGCGTCAGCAAGGCGCTGCGTGATGCGCCGCAGGCCACGAAGCTGAAGATCCGAGCTAACAGCTTTGGCGGTAACTCGCTTGAAGGGCACGCGATTCGCGCGCTCTTGCAGGCGTCCGGTAAGCATATCGAAATGGAGATCGACGGCGTTGCCGCGTCGGCGATGACGGTGATCGCGATGGCTGCGGACCACATTGCCATTGCGGCAGATGCTCAATTCATGATCCACAACTCGCGCGCGTTCGCGGGCGGGACTGCTTCGCAGCTTCGATCGGACGTCCAGGCGCTCGAAAATCTCGACGACGCGATGGTTCACGTGTACGCCGGCCGCACGAAGCAAAGCCAGCGACAGATTCGCGAATGGATGGACGCTGAGACCTGGTTTACCGCTAAGCAGGCGAAACAACACGGCTTTGTGGACGAGATCCTGCCCGCGAAGGGCCAGCAACCACAGGCCGATGCTCGGTTTAGCTTCCGGGCACTACCGGAAATTTACGCACGGCAGTTGCAACAGTTGCCAAGTGCAACTACAGTTGCCGCAATAACCGACACAGACCGGGCGACAATGAACGAAGAACAGTTCAAGCAACTACTGGCTGAGGCTATGGCACCGATCGCGGAACGCCTAACCAAGCTTGAGACTCCTACCGCTGCGCCGGCTGCGAAGCCGGAGGCGGAACCGCCCAAGATCGAAGTCGCGCCCGTCGTCGACGCTGCGACCGCGGAGATTCAAGAGATGTTTGCAGCGGCTGTCGTCGCGCGCTTCGAGGCGTTCGTTGCGCAAGGCAAGCTCGTTCCGGAAGCGCGTGAGAAGTTCGTCGCTGCATGTGGCAACACTCCCGCGCAGCTGAAGGCCGTCGCCGCGCTGTACGAGAGCGCGCCGGCCGTCGTGGCGACTACGCCCGCGGCTATCCCGGCAATCAAGCCAAAGCAGACCAAAGAGTACTCCGCAACGGCTCTTGCATGGGCCGAACGGGCAAAGATCGACGTTTCCCAACTGGACAAGGTTCAATAATGGCGGCGCTCACTGGACCCCGCGACGCGCGTAAGCGCATTGGCGAAGTGCAAAACGATCCCGTCAAAGACGGCGAAGTCATCTACAAGGGTGCCGGCGTCTGCCTCGACGCCAACGGCGACGCGGTGAATGCGGCATCTACCGCCGGTCTGCTCACGCGTGGTGTTGCGCGGGACACCGTAGACAATACCGATGGCGGCAAGCGCCTGGACATCGAAGAAGGCGTGTATCAGTTCTGGAATTCGCCGCCCGGTGCCGACGAACTCAGTCAGGCGGACGTCCTGCATCTTTGCTACTGGGTCGACAACCAGACGGTCGGCAAGGTCGCGACGGGGCGCTCCATTGCTGGCGTGATCAAGTCGATTGACGGGGGTAACAAGGTGTCGGTCGCCGTGATTCCGCTCGCGGTTCCTGCTTCTCCGCCCGTCACGCTGGCGCGTCCTGACGACCTCTCGCCGCGAGAGACGCCGACCAATAGAACCGATCCGGAAAGTCCCGTAACCGGGCATCCGGTGCGTTCTATCGACGATCACCCTCCTGGTCCTAGTGGGCGCACGAAGTAGCCCGTGGTCACTATAGTAACCTTTCGACGCAATAGGGACACAACGTGATCAACGCAGAAATTCTCGAAATCCTTTGGAAAAAGCTCTCAAGTAGCTTCTCTGAAGGGTTCGGTGCAGGTGAGACGACGGCGGTCGACGCGTTCTCGACGACGATGCCGCTCGGCACTCGGACGATGCGCTTTGACTGGCTGGGAGACTTCCACGAGTTCCGTAAGTGGGTCGGACCGCGAATTTTCAAACAGCTCGAAACCAAGACGTACGAAGCGACCTACGACGAATATGAACTCTCGCATCGCGTACTGCGGCGCGATGTTCTCGACGGGATTATCAGCCCGTACACCATGCAGGCTTTCACCGGTGGCGAAGGCGCTAAACTGTTGAAGCCTCGGCTCGCGTGCGAAGCGCTCGACCTCGGCAATACCCTCCCCTGCTACGACGGGCAAAATTTCTTCGATACCGATCACCCGATCGGCGAGGACGGCGACGAGTCGCTGGTCAGCAACTACGTCGGCAAGGGCGGGCCGCAGGCCGCGCATCCCTGGTACGTTGCGGATCTCAGCCGCTCGCTCAAGCCGATTATCGTTCTGGAACGCGAAGCAGCGCAGTATGTCTCGTACCAGAACCTCAGCGACCCATCGGTCTTTTTCAACAAAGAATTCCTGTTCGGCGCACAGGCCAGCATGGGCACGGCCTATGGTCTGTGGCAGCAGATCATCCGCTGCGAAGACGACGTGACCGTCCAGAAGCTTCTGGACCTGCGCAACATCATGTCCGACTACCGCGGCGACTTCAAAAACGAGGCCGGGCGTCGCAAAAAAATGGGCTACGACCCGACGCATATCATTTTCGGCTCCAGCAACCGGGACAAGATCCTGACGATCCTGGACTCGCCGATGATCTCCGGCAACTACACCAGTGACGTCATGAACCCTGGCGCCACGGACAGCGCCAAGCAGAATCCAGCGTACAAAATGTTGACGCCGCTCTACCTTAGCTGGTTGCCGTGAGTCTCTTTCGGAAGGAGACCCCCGTGAATGCCAAGTACGACGAGTTCCGCCTAAAGCTGTTGAACCGCAGCCCGAAGGCGTTGAAACAGATGGCGCTCGACGCGGGCTTTCCGACCCTTACGGACACGACCGACAAGGAAGTGTTGCTAGAGGAACTGTTCGGCTACAGCGAAGGCTTGCCCGTAGCCACCGCCCCCGCACAAAAGGCCGGCGCATCTGTGGCGCCTGAAGCTGGTTCTACCTCAACCAGTGGCGGGCAGGACGCTGCGGGTGGGCCGGCCACCCCAACGCGTTCGGTGCGCGCACTCGTGAAGCACTGGCGCTGCAAGCGTCTTTGGACGCCCGTTCGTGAGCGTGTTTCGATAAAGGAGTTTACCGACGCGGAGTGGGACGAACTGCGCGCCGACAAGCGTTTGCAGATCCGGGATGAATAGCCGTGGCCGCGTACGCCACGATCCAGGACGCCCTTGATCGCTACGACGAGGACTACGTAATCGTCAGCTGCGACCGTGACGGGGACGGCACCCTCGACGAAGATGCGTTCACCCTCGCCCTAGAGGACGCCTCGGACTGGATCGATGCCTACCTCGCGGGGCGTGTTGCACTGCCACTACTGCCGCCGTTTCCGCGACGACTCGTCAAGGTGTGCATCGACGTCGCGATTTACGAACTGTGCGAGGGCGCCCCGACCATGACGAACCAGAAAAAGGAGCGTTACGAGTCGGCCAAAGAGTTCATGCTCGACATCAAGACGGGTGCTCGTCGCCTGACGTTCGACCAAGAACTTATCCAAAGCCCGAACTCGACCCAGTCCGCGCAGATCGTCATCCAAAAGCAGCAGCGAGTCGAGCGGGTCTGCGGCTCGCGGCTCTATACCCGTGACACTCTGCGGAAGCTGTAGCCGTGGCGGCGCTAAAACTCGACGAGCGCCAGATGCGGATGCTGATCCGGCGGATCAACGAGATCGAGGAACGCTTGCGAGCGTCTGGTACGGTGAAGCGGCAACTTAGCAAGCTTCTCGTCGAGCAGACCAGGCGCCGAATCACTTCGGAAAAGACCGCGCCTAGTGGACGAAAGTGGGCGCCGTGGAGCCCGGAGTATGCCGCAACGCGTAGTGCGGGGCATAGCCTCTTGATCGCTACGGGAGGCTTGCGCGACTCGATCAACGCGAGCGTCACAAAGGAGGGCGCCTCGGTGACTGCGGGTGTCGACTACTCCGCGGCGGTCAACAAACGGCGCAGGTTTTTGGGCATCTCTAGCCGCAATCAGAAAGAGATCGACGTTTTGA